TGTCATTAACCTCGACTGTGAGGCCTTTACCGATGTTTACGATCATTAGATTTCTCCTCTTTGGTGGATTGAGCCCACCAGTGAGACGCCCTTGAGCGTCTCTAGCTGGGTTCAATCGCTTTCCCGCATTAATGTAAGCAGATGCTGGCATCCTCCTGAGCGATAAACCTCGCGAGTTTCCTTTGCGAGGACGCGTAAATACTTATCATCATGCGGCCATTCTCGATTATAGAATTCCTTGTAGGCCAATCGGGCGCCACGAGTTGAGTGCTCTCGATAACAAGGAACGGTAAAACCTCGACGTCTCATTAGAGTTCTCCTCTAGATGATTGCCTTGCGTTTCTTGCTGATTATGATCTCATTCTTACCCTCTTGGGTATGTTCAACAGTTTGCTCTTGCAGGTCGGGGATGATATCGATAATCCCTGTTCCGATCTTTTTAATGTACAGCCGATTGTCGCCATACTCTAGCGAGACTGTCATATCGTCCCATTGGGTCGCGCCTTGGGTCTTTTGCATTCTCTTGCGGATCTTATACATTCTCTGGCGAAGGTTCACAGCTTTGCCTGGTGTTTCACAGACAATTATCCCACCAAATTTAACTTTATCCCACGCCGCAATGACATCAGCGTAGGATGTTAATTCAGCCTGGATAAGCGGCCCTTTGGGGAATTTAAGCTCGGTCATGTGGATAAACCCTTCTTGACGGACGGGGGTGATTGATCATCGTGATCATACACATTCGGTGCGTCATTGTCAACCGGGTTGTTGAGATATATCTAAACCTATGTTACCCCTAGAAAACCCCTGGTAAATCCCTGATGGTCCATTTTGGGTGGCCTAGGGACATTTTTCGGGTGTTGCTCTTAGTAGTAGTTATAAAAAAAAAAAATTAAGAAAATAGCAACACTTTTAGATGGCCCTAGAGATCCCAAAAATTGGCATTAGGGATTTATTAGGGATAAATTAGGGGTTTCATAGGTTTAGATATATCTCGATATGGTCCTGAAATTCAATTTCATAACCATATCCATGGCTGCGCGAATTACGACTCTCACAACATCGGGCGTGCTTCGGGGCTCGTGTTTACCCGACTGTGCTTTATGTTAGGGACTGACCAACCTACCCTTGAGACTTATGCTCGTCGCTGCTCTACTCTCGGTCGCGTGCTTCTAAACTTTGCGTGGCCCAGGCATTTGTGAACCTGACGCTGCGGGCCTTGCGTGTGGACTGTGCGGTGATGCAGGTGAGGGGAACTCCGTGTTGACCAGTCCAATATATGGTCCCGTGGGCCGCTCGTCAATGAGCATTATACCGTTGGGTTATTGCTGCATGTTCCCGAAACGTACTCATGCACTCGAGCATGCATTCGGTTGCACTGGAGCGTGCAACGACCGTAGGGAAAAACTCAACTTTAGATTGAGTTGCCTCTGTCAAAAACCTCTCCCGCCGGTATGGGGGCCTCTTTTCAGGCGCAACCCCGAAACTAATTTTGCACTCTGAGAGTCCAACCATATCTTTCACTCATGTATGGTCCTTCGAGATTTCCCTTGACTTCACCCGCCGCGTGTGATACACGGACGATACACGTTATGCGGGCAGCCGACCCGCCAGCGCGGGAAGAGAAGGGTTTATGGATCTGACTGATCTTGTCCCCCGCCTCACCGGCCGGGCTACCAAGGAGATCGACTGTGAATACGTCGGGGACCTCACCGAGGCCGACATCGATCTTCTTTCGACTGAAGCCGGTATCCAACCAATCGAACCTCTACGTCTACGGGACTCCCACCACGCACTCGCGCGGACTCTTGCCCGAGGCGCTCGCCCGGCTGAGGCAGCTGCAATCACTGGATACTCCCCCGCGCGTATATCCATTCTCCAACGGTCCCCCGCGTTCCAGGAAATCCTAGCTCACTACCGAGAGAACCTCGACGTAACGATCGTCGACTATCGCGAACGCCTTCGCAACGCCGGGATGGATGTCGTCGAGTGGCTTCGCGAAGACATGGAGGAGAACCCACATAACTACAGCCCCGGCCAGCGGACCGAGATTATGAAGATCTGGCTCGATCGTGGCGGGCTTGGGCCGGAGTCCCGAAGCGTAAACATGTCGCTGAATGTCGACATTGCAGGGAGACTTGAGCGGGGACTTGCCCGCGCCGAAGCAGCGAAAATCATCGAACATGAGGAGTAACATGGATTTCCAGGACCACTGTTCTAAACTCCGAGAATCTCTAAAACCCTTCGAAGAGGAGTTTAATAATCTTCGCCTCATTGCAATTGACACAAGGGTCGAAGACTCCCATCGCCACGGAGAAATGTGCGCCAACGTCACTCTTGCTCTACGCCACCTTGAAGATTGTCGGATGCGTCTAGGCAAAGCGATTCAGGCTTTCAATGGCGGCGTCTCGGTGTATCCACGATGAAGGGACCTAAGCGCGAAGCGGGTAAGCCCGGAATAACCAAGGGTCCCCTGAAAGGCAAGGGGGCTAAAGCCGGGACGACGGCTAAGAAAGGGTCCCAACGCTAGTGGGCCTCCTCGAGACTATCCACGCCAATACAGTTCTCATCCTTAGGAATCAGGTGAAACAGATGACGGTACTCGCAGACATCCAGGCGGCGGATATGGCAATCAAGACCGCAGTCGCCGCGGCGGTTACACTTATCCAGAACCTTCACAGCGGCGCGAGTTCGGTATCCGATGCGGAGGTCGAAGCCGTAGTTGCTGATCTCCAAGGAGCGGCCTCAGCTCTCAGCGCCGCAGCCCCCCAACCATAGTCGCTAAATGGCCACCCCAGGAATTGGAACTATCTGCGTGTGGAACGCAGACAACCGCCAGGTCGGTGATGCTTCCTACGGGGTTGGGCAGCTCTTCCCCGCGATGCAGATCCGGGTAGTTGCTGGGACTAGCGTTAATCTGAAGGTCTTCTCGGACTCGGGCCCGGACTTTATCGTCCTTAACGTTCCAGAGGACGACACGCAGACAACGCCAAACTCCTGGACTTACCCAGCGGGAACGTTTTGACCGACCTAATCGAAGCCCTTTCGCGCTTTAGCGGGGACCCTCTTGGGTTCGTTCATTTCGCGTTCCCTTGGGGCGAACCCGAGAGCGAGCTTGCCGACGCCACCGGGCCGGAAGAATGGCAAGCGCGGCTGCTTGCGCGGGTGCGGGACGGACTGAGTCCGGCACAGGCCCTGCAGATTGCCACGACCTCAGGTCACGGCGTCGGCAAGTCCACGTTTGTTTCGTGGCTGATCCTTTGGGCAATGGCCACAGCGGTGGACACTCGTGGGGTTGTGACTGCGAACACCGAGACCCAGCTAAGGACCAAGACTTGGGCCGAACTGGCCAAGTGGTATCGTCTCTTTGTTGGCCGGGAGCTCTTTCGGTATGAGGCAACTTGCATATTCAGCCGGGACAAAGAACATGAGAAAACCTGGCGAATCGATATGGTTCCTTGGTCCGAGCGTAACACGGAGGCTTTTGCTGGCCTACACAATAAGGGGCGACGTATACTTGTTGTTTTTGACGAAGCATCGGCTATACCTGACGTCATTTGGGAAACCACCGAGGGTGCGCTTACCGATTCCGAGACGGAAATCATCTGGGCAGTGTTCGGTAACCCGACGAGAAATACGGGCCGCTTTAAAGAATGCTTTCCGGGTGGACGTTACTCACACAGGTGGCTTAGTCAAGCGGTCGACAGTCGTAAAGTCAGCCTGACCGATAAGGCTCAGATAGACCGATGGATCAAGGACTATGGAGAAGATTCCGACTTCGTCCGCGTGAGGATCCTTGGGATCTTTCCCCGCGTCGGGTCTATGCAGTTTATCTCCTCCGAACTTGTCGCCGAAGCCAGCCTCCGGGAGGTTGAGTCGCATCTACATGACCCTTTGGTCCTAGGGGTCGATGTGGCGCGCTTCGGCGACGATGCTTCAGTGATCTATTTTCGTAAGGGTCGTGATGGCCGCTCAATTCCTCCAGTTGTTCTCCGCGGTTACGACACTATGCAGGTCGCTGCAAGAGTAGCCGAGGAACACCTGCGTTTGCGCGCCGATGCGATCTTCATTGATGGAGGTGGGGTTGGCGGAGGGGTTGTGGATCGTTGTAGACAACTGCACGTTCCAGTGTTTGAAGTGCAGTTTGGAGCAAAACCTGATCGTTCTGACGCGTCAGCCGAACCCGTCAGGTACGCCAATAAACGTGCAGAAATTTGGGGTTTCATGCGTGCATGGCTCGCTGGGGGTGCTATACCTGAAGACTCCGAGCTTTCCGCTGAGCTAGTAGGACCCGAGTACTCGCTGAATGGGCGCGATGAAATTCAGCTCGAACGTAAAGAGGATATGAAACGGCGGGGGCTGGCTTCGCCGGATATGGCTGACGCTCTCGCGTTGACGTTCTCTTTTCCTGTTATCCCTCACGCATTGGCGGGACGTGAGGGGATTCATTCTCCGCTGGTTGAAACCGAGTATGACCCCTTCGATGGGAAGGATCAAATGAGAGGCTTTGCAGCATGAAGAGGACACTTGCGTTTCTGGCGGGGCTGCTTCTTTCGACTGCGGCGTTCGCTCAGAATGTTGAATTCCCACAGACTCAACCCGGGCCGCCGTCTCAGTCTTCGGTCTGGGTACAAGGAGGAATAGGCTCAAATCTTCGAACCTATCGTTTAGCTGTTGCTTCAAGCGCATGGGCTTCGCAGACTGGAGAGTTTCTCCAGATTGTTGGGTCAGCCACCAAAACAGTTCGACTACAAAAGATTGTTGTTGGTGGCGCTGCAACGGCGGCTGGCAGTTCTCCAATTCTTGTTAGAAGGGAAAGTACCGCAATATCGGGAGGTACCTGTTCAGCGCAGGCAGCTAACTTTGGATTAATGGATACGGCAAGCGCTGAACAGGTACCTCCCGATATTGCGGTACTTTCC